CTTGATTTATCTTTTTCTAAATTAATATAATACGTGTTAAAGTTCATGAATTATATTAATATATTTTTATATTTAAAATCCTCCTGGGAAACGTACAAGATTGGCACCAATACCAAATCCGGCGCCCGTTCGCGCAGTTTCTCCCATAGATGGAATGTATGTATCTAAAATGGAGAATGTTGCCGCAGCGGTTAATGCAATAAGACCAATTTCATCTAATTTTAACGAAGCTTTTGGAATAGCATAGCAAGCAATCGCAACCATAAGACCTTCAACAAGGTATTTGATAACACGTTTTAACACTTCTTGGAAATTTAAGTTCATGCTGTAATTTTTATAATATATAATAAGAAAAAAAATATATAAAGTTTTATGATTTAAAATAAATATAATGGCTAAACTAATCGATTTGTTGGATGAAGATAAACCGATTGCCGAACAAAAATTCACTTGTTTGTCTTTTATATCTCCTGAAAAAATTATTGAAAATAAGAATGAATTTTTATTTCAAGAATTTGCTAAACAATATCATTTTAATAAAAGTGCTGAATTATTGACAAAATATTCCAATTATTTGTCTTTTAAATATGGAATTGATAATGACGAAATTGTAAAAGAGCTACATCAATTTGTTGAATCCGAAACCGAAGACATGCACAATGATGTACGAGGAGATTATCAACAATTTGTAGATAAAAATGAAGAATCATTAGAACAACAATATCGTGAAAAAAACGGATTTCAAACTTCTGTTCGAGGTCTTAAAGTTCGTGGAGTATTTCCAAGTCAAGAAGAAGCAGAACTTCGTTGTAAGATGCTTCGTGAAGCGGACCCGAATCATGATGTATACGTTGGCCCAGTTGGACTATGGGTACCCTTTCATCCGGATGCTTATAAAACTGGTAAAGTTGAATATTTAGAAGATGAATTAAATCAACTTATGCATGAAAAAAATAAAAATGAAGAAAAAGCTAAACTGGCATTTGATACCCGTGTTAAAGAATCTAAATTAAAAGCGATTGATGAAAATATGAAAACCGCACAGGAACATGGTAATAAACTGACGCAAACTATTAATGAAAAAGGAGAGCTAGTAAGTATTGAAAATATGAATACAACGGAAAAACATTTAGGCGTAGACGCAACAATTGAAGACATTCAAAATGTCTTGTTTAAAGGTGATGATATTGTGACGACAGAAACCGATCATGGTTTAAGTCAGTTACAAGAAAATTTAAAAAAGGATGATGAAGAAGTTAAAAAAGAATCTTAAAAAATTGAATCATATATTTGATATTTACAATGTATATAAAATATATGGCTCCTAAAAAACAAAAATGTGGCGTTTGTGCCAAAAAGCATTTGATTTCGTTTCATTGTTCACACTGTAATGGAGACTTTTGTATGAATCACAAAATGCCAGAGTTTCATGAATGTGTACATGAATTTAAAAAAAAAGATTCATTTATTCTTGAAAAATGTGTACCTATCAAAATACAAAAAATATAACAATACTATAATATGTCATTACCACCCATTTTAGAATTAGAACAATTGGATAATACATTAACATCACTTGAACCAATCGAAGATTCTAATGAAAGCAATAGTGACACAACAAATTATAATATAAAAATGTTAAGTCAAGCAATAAGAGACCAAAATACGACTGATGTAAATACATATTTGTTAAAGTTAATAGAACAAGATTCGGATGACTTAACATCATTATTTAGTAAAAACTTAATTGATTTATTCTTTTATACTGTTTTATTAGAAGCAAACAGCCTTTCTGATGATAAAGAAAGTGAAGATGGTGTTGATTATTTTCAAAATGCATATACAAGTATAAATGCTATAATAAATAATACTAGTCTAGTTGGTCAATTTCCATTCACATATGGTATTGGGAATATTGAAAGCAGAAATTATACGTTTATAATCTATATATTATATGAAATACTGTATAAGAATCCAAATGATAATGATACAGCAACAACAAATATTTCAGAAATTATTACTAATTCTATTTCAAATATCATTGATGATGTAATTACGATATTTGAAAATTTTACAGAATCCGTTTTTAAAAATATTATTGTGAAAGGAATACAACGTATAGGTGATAATCTAGAAGATGAAACAGTTGAAACATATGTAAATGAAATATCCGTAAATCTTAGAACTACAATTATAAACAATTCCGATAATATTAAAACATTTTTTTTAAATTTGTATAATTCGCTTACAAGTTTAGACGATACAGATACTATATTACATTTATATGTTTCCGCTATTGTAAAAAGTATTCAAATTGTCGGTTCATCCGTTTTAAATTTTTATCAAATCAATAAAAATATCGTAGAAACATTAATATCACAACAAAATAGTGGTCGAGATACAGGTGAAAATGTCTCGTTTACTGATACCACATATGAAGAATTTAAAATGAGGAGAAAAGCAGAATATTTAAAACATGATCCACTTAGAAGAAAAAATTATCAACAAAGTAGAAATTATCTTACGAAAAAAAATGATTATGCTCGAATTGCAAAATCATCAACAACCAAATATAGAAAAATGACCAACAATAAGATTAAAGAAATTAAACCAGTATTTGATACGATTCGTCGCGCACGTAGAAGCGGAAATATAAATAATGACAATTTATCTACTATTTTAAATAATTCACAATGTAGTAATACTATAATTCTTTCAAATCCAGGTACAAATTCAGGTATTTATAACAGCCGTACAATGTTATTTTTAAACCCATCTATTCGTTTTCATTCATCTCTTTAAAACCCACATTGGTCAGATGCTAATTTTGGTATTAAACAATCATCAATTCGTTCATATACATCTCCGGATTCACACACATCTCCTGCATAAGCTTCTACACATTGTCTCATATTTTCATCTGTTCCAATATAACAATATCCATCTTTGTTTACTACCGTAGATTTACTGTATTGTTGCTTAATAGAAGAAATTGTATCAGTTTGTTCCTTTATTTTTTTTTCTTTTTCCTTTACCTTATCGCTTGATGACTTCTTTTCTTCTAATAATTCTTTCATTTTTTTTTCAAGATTGTCCTTATTTTTTTTTTCTTCTTTGATATTTATTTCAAGCTCTTTTATTTTATTAATATGTTCTGGATTTTCAAAAATAGATTGGAAAAAAGATTTTATATCATCTAAAAAGAAATAAATGAATCCACATGCAATAACAATTAATAAAAAAATAAAGAAAAAAACACCTAAACCACTAGAACTATTGGAACTATTGGAACTATTTGTCATAATTGGTTTTATTACATTTGATGCAGCGCTTGTAGTTGCCTTTGCTGTCGCTACCGCAGTCGCAGCCGCCGCACCTGTATTAAAAGATAAATTAGTATTTCCTTTATTTGAATTAGCATTTCCAACTTTATTTGAATTCGCATTTCCAACTTTATTTGAATTCGATTTTGCTTTAATTGAATTCATATTGTTCTGAATCGATTTATTAAAATCATGAATATTTTTTTTGAATGAGCTATTGTTATTATTTGTTCCATAAACTTCCTTTACTGTGTTTTTTAATGTATTCTTCATATTATATTACGTTTATAAATTATTATAAATATTTTTATACAAATCTATTTTTTTTTCATGTTTTGTTTGAGGCACTTCAATGTTTTCACTGACCTCGTGTTTTTTAATTTGATCAAATATAACATTTAAATTTTCTTCAAGATTACTTAATGTCTTTTTTTCTTTCAATATATCGGTTTTAAAATCAATCGTTTTATGTAATAATAACAATTCAATACAATGATATATCATATGAATTCGATTCTTATTACATGAAATACTATATCGCGTTGAAAATAATTTACTAATAATAATAATAATTTCATTTAAAATTGGATTTGAACATTCTTTACTACATTTTATTAATATATCCCATATAATCCAAATTATATTATTTGATAATTTTTCATTTTTACAAGTATATATATGTCTTGGATAACAAAGTATAATTTTCTTTTTCTTTCTACATAATGTATCATATTGAATTATCCAATTAATCCAAAAATGAATATCTGTTTTTTGCTTGGTTTCTCGTAAATGATAAATAAGTTCATTAAATGGAACAATGTATTCTTTAGGGTCATTTGGGAGCCATATATAATTAATATATTCTACATTTGGAGCTTTCAAATTTTCATACAAATTTTCGATTTTAAAATCAAATTTATAGGTAAGATCATCTAATATAGTATATTTTTGCGATTCACATAACACTAATGTAATAGAACCAAATAAAAGTCTACTATTCATATCATTACGCAATTTTAGGTCATCTCCATATGATTCTGATAATTGTTTAAAAGATTCATATTTTTTATATATAAACAAAGGAAGTTTGGGATTATAAGAATGAATAAATTTACTCATTAATGTAAAATACACATTCCATAATTCAATTAACATATTGCTACATAACAATTCACATGTCCAGAAAAATGCTTCTTCGTGTTTACTATAATAAATGGATAATGTAAGTTGTTTACATACTTCGTTTTTTTTATAATTTGAAAATGTGGCGGTTTTAAATACTTTTCGGTTGTCTTTTATAGAAATCATGTATATACTTTATATAAATGTTTGAAAATTTTGTTGTAAACTCATGAAATAATATAATACATTAATATAGAAATGAATATATACGAAATATTGATTGTTCTTCTTATACTTAGTTATATGTTTTTCTATTATAAACAACATTATTCTAAGGAATCATTTGAAAATCAAGCAGTCGATTATTATACGGATGCTTATTCATATGAAGACATTTACGATGATTTATACAGTTTTATTTATGATGATTTATTTTATCATGAATATTATTATACACAATTATGTAATATTATGATTGACTACATGAATCATGTGTATAATAATCATTTATGTATTGGAATTAAACATGGTGGTCATATCAATCATTTACTAAACAATAATTTTAAAACAACCTCTATTTCAAAATCAAAATCGGTTGTTCAAGTGTGCAAATATCATTATAAAGATTATTCATATGATTATATTCATAATTTTGAATCAAACCCGTATATATTTGACGATAATACATTTACACATATATCGCTTATTGACAATGAATTATATTATTTGAATGATATTCAGGGATTTTTCTATAACTGTAATAAATGGTTAATGTTAAAAGGATATTTATTTATTTTGTATTATCCATATAAATCCGATTTAATCAATGGATTTTTAAAGAAAAACGAAAATAGCAGTGTTCGAATGAATACGGTATATACAAATACATTTCGAGAATTTTCAAATAACGACGAAGTATCCTTAATTGAAAATATAAAAGATCGTAAAAAGAATCGTAAAAATAAACATTCTTTACATTTTTACAAAGAAGACTATATTAAAACATTAGCAAGAGAATATGACTTTCATTTAATCAGTATTGAACCTTTAACCTCTTATGAAAAGATTATGATTTTTCAAAAACAATAAGAAACAAATATGATAAATTATAAAATTGAAAAGTATATATTTGTTGTAACCTATAAAGAAAAGGATGTTTCCTATAAATCTTCAATGTCCCGCAAGCGACGCAGAAAAATTAAAACATTATTATGATAATAAAGAAATATATACATATCCTAAAACCGCATCGGGTATGCCAGATATGCGCTCAACCATTAACCGAAATATGATTCAAAGTCTTCTTGTTACTCGTTGTTGTGATGAAATAAACATCAACTTTCATGAGAAACTTCAAAAAAAACATCAAAATATTGTGGAAGCAAAACGTTACACATACAATGGTGAACATGTAAATATGGAGCAATTGATTTCTAAATTGTTTAAGGAATATACACAAAACACGTCAAATGACGACCATAAAGCATTTATGAATCATATTCATATAGCATTATATGATATATTATGGCATTCTTCTATAGATTCTCTGAAATAACTTTCATATCTACTTCATCTTCGTCATCGTTTGAATCATATTCACTAACTTCTACTACGCCTCCGTTTTCATAGTTCTGCCTTGGAATATATACAATATGTCTATATAGAGAACAAATACACATACCCATGACAATTGTGAATACACCTGACACACATGATACATAAACAATATGATACACACTCATATTATATTGTTTTAATATTTATTTAACTTACTTTCATAATGAGTTATGATTATATCATATAATCAAATTCTTCACATTCGTATTGAAACCAACCACAAAACCACGAAACAATATAACGAGGAACCCATAAATTAGAATGATAAATACGATAAATATAAAATTCCATATATAAAGATTTTATTTATTTTTACACTTTAAAAATAAATCAACGTTTATATTTTCCAATTTTTACAAACGAGTCAAGAACATAAATCACAAAAATACCTAAAAAACAATATAATACGGTTTCTTCATTTTTTTGATTCGTACGTATATCTTTTTGTTCTTCAAACATTTCAATAATTCGGTTTAGTTTCATTAATAAAATATCATTTTGTTGCGGCGACGATATTTTATTTACATTTAAGTTATTTGATATTAAATAATCGGTATTGATATTTTCATTTTTATATGAATCTTGTTTGAAGTTTCCTTGAGCAATTTGTTTTTTTAAATCGTTTTCGTTTTCTTGATTGTAAAAATCAGCAAGAGTATCTTCATTTTCTTGTTTAATATTTGTATGGAGATTTTGTATAGTTTCTTCTTTTACTGCGGGGTTATTCATTTGAGGAATAACAGGAGTTTCTTTTTTTTTTGTCTCAATATTTTCATTTACCATAAAATCAACCGGGCTTGCATGAAATGCTAAACTCATCCCTTCTTAAATTAAAACGATAAAATTTTTTTCATATTTTAAATTATTTGTATATTTTAATGAAACAAGATAAAAAAAAACAAAAAAAGTCAACAAAATCAAATTCAGTTCTACAAAAAATAATAGAAAATATTTATGCATTGAATAGTAGTAAATTTTTTACAGGAATTGTTATGCTCACTTTGAATTTATCTTCAAAGTATGTTACTCTTGGATTAAGTACATCCCAAGAAGAATATTTAAAATATACGTTAGGTCGTCAAATATTGGTTTTTGCCATATTATGGATGGGTACAAGAGATATTATTGTTGCCTTATTATTAACATGTGTATTTATGGTATTTGCTGATTATTTATTTAATGATAACAGTATGTATTGTATTATTCCTTCTAAATATAGTCATAAAATAAAAGAACAAGATGATAAAAAGATATCCTCAAAAGAGATCAACGACGCAATTGATTTATTAAAACAAGCAAGACTTCAAAAACAAAATCAAAAACAAAATCAAAAAAGTGAATCCAATGATTTATATATATATAAAGGACTTTACAAGGAGAATTTTATATAATGATAAAGTAGTATGAATGTTGGAGATTTACTTACATTAGTCAATTCAAAGAAAGAAAAAATTAAAATCGAAGAACGCTTTGATTTACGATGTTATGATAATATTTTAAAAAGTATAAAAGGAAATACAACTATTTTACAAAAAATTATAAATCATTATAATTCAGAGTTTAATAAAGTACAAAATTATTCGATTAATGATATGAAACGAGACTTGTCTAAACTTATTCTTTATTTTAAAAAAGAACAAACAAATTATCAAGAAGATGTAGAAACCGATAAAGGAATGATAGAAGTTGGTTTTTTTTATGATGTTATTGGAAATAAAAAAAGAGAATCGAAAAAAAGTGGAGAAGCGCACGAATTAAGAGTAGAATATAATTTATATTCTTCTTATAGTAAAGAAGCCTATTTTAATGAATTAAAAAATTATATTATTGGAGATTTAACAACTAAAATCCAATCTAGTTTGAATATAAAGGTTTTATTAATTCAAATGGCATCTAAAAAGGATATATATATTCATAATTCAAAATCAAAAAAAATAGAAACACACAATAAAACAATTATTGATAAATTAGTTGAATATATTAAAACAAATAAACAATTTAATTTTATTTCCAATCAATCCATTATTCCACAATGGTTAAATATAGAATATAACATTAATAATATTGTATTCAAATCATTGTTTGAAAAAGTGAAAACAGAGTTTAAAGATGTTGAGTTTAATGAAAATAAAGAACGTTTTCGTTTTTTGTTATTTGTATTAAATATTTATCATTCCCATATTAATTTATACGAAGAACTAAAAATCGTTAAAGAAATACAAACTGTTGAACAATTATTCGAATTTTCGGTATATTATACAACAAAACATGATGAAACGCAAAAAGAAGAAAGAAAGACAATTTTTGACCCTAGTACAAGAATTACAAAATCCGCAACAGAAACATATATGTATCAAGTTTCTAACCTAAAATTTTTAATTGTAAAAAACGATCCATCTTTTTTAAGATTTCATGCTAAAAATGATATGAAAAGTCATGTTATATCTATAAAACGGTATGATAATATAAAAAAAAATATAGATTTAATTGCTAAATTAAAACCTGTAAAGTTAAATCAAGGAATCAGTTATCATGTTGAAATATATAACAAAAAAAATCCTAAATCGGGTATATTAGCAAAAGGATTATTAGAAGAAGTTGAAATTAAAAAAGAAGATAAAATGATTTCAACCAATCGTTCACTGTATACTTCAAATTTGTATTTAAAGTCTGATAAACGTATTAAAAATTCAAATACATTTTACGGTATTAAAAATTTCGATATTACAACAAATATTATAAAAGAATACCAAACTTATCTAGATAACACAGAAGATATTTATTTTTTTATAATTGAATTATTTTCAAATAAAGCAAAATTAAATGATTTTTATCTTTTTTGTACAACCCACGATGATCAAAATATTTCAAGTAAAACAAAAGAAAAATTATCCGAAAAATCAATCATTCAAAATCAATTAAAATTAATGTTTGAACAAAATCGTCCTTTTTATTTAGATGTATCCAAATTTAATACAAGTCAAGCGGGTACATATGTTCAATATGTAATAGGAAATTATTCAGAAACAAGTATAATAAATAACATAGCAACCGTTGTAATTTATTTAATTTCCAAGAAAAAGAAATTAAAAATAGAAACAAATGCCAAAAATACAAATACACCTGAACAAAATGCTTTGACATTTAAAGATTCATGTAAAAAAAAGAAACAAGGTCTTTTAAACATGACAAAAAAATGGCTAAACTCATCTATGGATACATTACGTATATGGAAAATAAAAACAATTGGAGGGACAAAAAAAAAATATCGGAAAAAAAAGAAAAAACAACATAAAAAGAAAAGACGCACAATTAAACGAATCTATTGATCATTAAACATAATAGAATTATATAATTTTTGTTTTTCAATAATATTTAACTGTTTTAATACTCGAAACATATATTCACAAATATTATTGTAAAATTTGATTTCTACAACTTTATGAAATATCGAATCAGTTATAAAAATATATGTAATAAATTTTGAATAAAGTGTGGTCATATTTTTATGAAAGATACGTTTAAATTCTCTCCATAATAAAATATCATAATTGTTTATAATATGGTTTACAATTTTCATTTGGTCAGCAACGTCTTTTGAAAAATATAAATAAGACTGAATATGCATTTGAAGATGTTGGGGTAGCTTATATATGTATTTTTGTATCATATATAATTGGTCTAATCAAATAATTGAAGTAATTTACTAGCATTTTCTTGGATATCTTTATATTGTTTCTTCTTTTCTTCATAAATATCTTTTAATCCAGCATATTCCACTTGAATTGAACCTACATCAACCGAAATGCTCAATTTTTGCGATTCTAATTTCTCGATATCGGCATTTATTTCCATAAGTTTACGTTCTTTTTCTTCCAAATTATCCTTAACGTGTTTTAATTGAGTTTCCAATAAAACAAATTTTTCATTTAATGTATTTAATACCGATAAATCAAACTCGGCCATTTAAACATTGTTATATATGTTTTTTTAAATCTATTTATGTGAAAAGTATTTGAAATTATTAGTTTAAATAAAATAATATTTTTATTATTTTATTTAAATATAAAGTATAACATATTTTTTTATTATTCTATAATTAAAACGTATATATAAATTTATTTATTCCTTGATGAAATGAGGCTTCATGAATTTTTGAAGATTAAAATAGGTTACTTCATCGTTAGACTTGGAACCAAGGAGACTAGCAAGCTTAGCATCTGGTAGAATGCGGCGACCATTAGACTTGTCTTGGAGATCGTGATCCTTTACGTAAGCAGTAATAAGCTTGGTTACGTCAGTACGCGCAATCTTGGTGTCAGCTGGCTTTCCTAGAAACTTAGCAAGTTCCTTGGAAATTCCAGTTGGCTTTACAAAACCACTTGGCGCACGAGTTCCCTTGTTCTTATTGCGCTTTGCGTTTGCCTTGTCCATGGTGCGGGCCTCTTTGAGTACTTGCTTTTCGAGAAGCTTGAAATCGGACTTAAGCTTGTTCAAAGAAAGAGTTAGTCCTTGAATACTTTCCGAAAAGCTACCAAGAAGCTCACTCATAGAGTTCTCAATAGATACTTCTTGTACTTCTACATTGGCAACCGTCTCAGGTACAACCGCTGGCACAACGGGAGCAGGAACAGGTGCAGGAGTACTCGAAGACTTGGTCTTCGATTTCTTTTGAACAGATTTGGTTGGTTTCTTAGAGTTGGAGGTTTTACTAGCGGCTGTCATGTTATTTATACACGTACTGTTGTGTTGTGTTTAAGTTGATTTTACGATAATTTAATTATGATATACAGAAGCATAAAGCCACGGCAGTGCATCACGTGCTTGTTCGGAAACTAAAGTTAATGCACTTAAAATATACAAAATCCCCATTTTTTTATTTTCATCATCATGTGCATTATATGCTAATTTTTCCATAATAGATAATGATCTTGTTCTTAAAAAAGTGTAAGAATAATGCATATGAGGATTATTGAAATTTGATATAAAATGTCGAGGTAAATCGATAAATGGATTCCCGCGAGGTGGACAAATTCGCTCTTTGGTTTCCATCGTTAATTGTGCGCGATAATTCCATATTTCATATAATTCATAAATAAAAGTGCGTAATTGTCGAGAAGTTAACTCTATAAACCAAGAACAATGTGTATAATTTCCCATTTGATCCATGTGATGAAATAGTTGATTTGTTCTATCTAGAATTGTGGTTGGTTTTGGTTGATACAGTGTAAAATCTTCTATTTTATTTAATATTTTATTGTATTTTATTCTTTTTTGAATCATATTTATAACTTCTTCATCAAAATTAGTACGATTATATGGATTTTTCATTATGTTTTTCTGTAAAAGAGAAAATATAGACACAATATGAAATGTATATACAAAGTTGTCCTTATCTTTGAAACTAAAATAATAATAATAGTCAATATCTTTAATAGAATCAGTTGTTAAAAAGTCCTCCGTATTATTTGAAATTTTATAATTACGATAACTTGGTCCCAATGTACGATTAAACGCACGTATAAAAAATGTTCTCCATAATTTCTGTAATTTTATAATATTGTAAGACAAAAACATCATATTTGTACAAAAATATTTAATGTCTTCTTTACGCGTGTGTTTACATTTTGACAAATGTAACGTTTTTAGTATATTTCGATAGTCTTTAATCGTATAATTGAACCGTATTAAATGTTCATAATCTTTAAATGTATTAACTGATGGCAAACATTTTTTTTTTATAGATTCATTTTTATAATCAAAATTAACAAAATATTTTTGTAGAATCATATACATATTCATGTTATATTATTTTTAAATGTATTTATTGTAATCTTTCTTTAACCGCAAACTGCGTGATGTGGTGTTTCAAAAAAATTGATTTAAAGACATGACACCATTCTATGTAAGCATCAAGCAAAAATGGCATCAATGATCGTACAACCTTCGCAATTTAATCCTTCCGAACACATGATTTTTACGAAACCCAAAGTGAATTCGGTTGGAGGAAAGTCAATTGGTATTCTAAATTCGCAAACAAAGCGTTCAATTCAAGTCAATACTCCTCTCATGCTCACGTGGGGGGCAAATGTATACGAAAATGCGAATGGTCCGTCGTATAGTTTGGCTCTCCAATTTCCACGTGATGAATTTTCGAATCCTGATATTGAATCATTTCTAAATATGTTGAAAGATATGGAAGAAAGTGTAAAAAAAGCGGCACTAGAAAACAGCAAAGAATGGTTTGGTAAAGTACAAGGAAAAGAAGTCATTGAAGCATTTTGGAATCCCATTTTGAAATATCCCAAAGGCGAAGATGGCGAACCTGATTTGACTCGCAATCCAACCATCAAGGTAAAGCTTCCTATGTGGGATGGAGACTACAAGTTTGAACTATATGATCCAAACAATGTACTACTACTTCCAAATGGAGATGGAGCAACTCCTGATTCTATCATTCAAAAAGGAAGCAACATTGCGTGTATTCTTCAATGCGGTGGCATTTGGTTTGCCAATGGTAATTTTGGAGTTTCGTGGAAGCTTAGTCAAGGCATTGTCAAGGCAGCCGAAACGCTTGTAAAAGGAAAGTGTCACATTTCTCTTTCGAGTGAAGATAGGGCAACCATTTCAAACATGAATGAAGAACAAACTCCAAAGTTGGAAGATACAGATAGTTCGCCACAAACGCATGTAGAAAGCGATGATGAAGAAGAAGCACCTGTGGAAGAAGAAGGATCTCCTTCGGAGCCCGAGGCCGAACCTGAGCCTGAGCCTCAGCCCGAGCCCGAGCCTGAGCCAGAAGAAAAGCCAAAAAAGAAGCGAGTTGTCAAGAAAAAAGCATAAAAAACAAATAAACACTACAAAATAACGATAAAAATAAAGAAAAATTAAAAAACAAATAAAAAGACAAAAACAACATCATCATGTATAGCATATTTTTTTACACCGTGGCGCAGGGGTCAGCGCGCAAGGCTCATAACTTTGAGGTCGTATGTTCGAATCATACCGGTGTATGTATGTCTGCGTGGCGCAATGGATAGCGCATCTGACTTCTAATCAGGAGGTTGCGGGTTCGAGTCCCGCCGTGGACTTTTTTATTTTTTAATATGGAAACAATAAAAAACTATTCTATTTATATACGATGAATACATTTCAACAATACACATTTTATTTTATATTGGGAGGCTTACTATTTTGTCTACTCAACTATTTTTCAAAACACAAAAATGTTTTGATTTGTGCTATTATACCCGCTATTCCCATATTATTTTTAACCGGATTATTTTTTTTATATAAGGAAAAACAAAATTTGAAACAATATACAATTTCAAGTATCAAAACAATTATAATTTACTTATTGTTTTTATTTGTATTTGTTGTATTATTGAATCGAAATGTTAATGTTGAAACATCATTAATGATTGGTTTGTCTTTCTTTTTCTTATTTTATTTATGTTGTTTTTATAAAAAATGGTTAAAATAAATCATATTATTAAATATATTTTATTGTGTTTTCCTCTATTTATGAAAAATATAATATGATAATATGATATCATATTATCATACATATATATGGTTCTTTACAGGTGCGATTGTGTTATGCTCATTATTAATGATTCATGATATTATTATGAATTTATCCGCACAAATAATGGGATTATCTTTATCAGGACGATTCATAAATTACTTAAATCTAATTATTTAATTACTTATAGTCTCTATCTTTAATAATATACCTTTATATATGGTATCTGTATTTGTTGCAAAATCAATTCGAGGGTGTCATCCAATCTTTTCAAGTACACCATGTAACGATGACTGGTTTTTAGTATCTTTATTAGATTATTATCGTTATCATTGTACAGATAAGCATCCACATCCTGCTAAATATTGGAGATATGCGTTTGAAGGAAAATGGGGTTGGAAACATTCATTGACCGATTTTAAAACACAAAGTATAAAAGAATATATAGAATTAAAGAAATACGTAGATCAAAAAAATCATTATATTTTTCAAGTATTATTATGTATACAAAGAATATTTGAATCTTATACACATACATGCGATGTTATTCAAGTGATACAACAATTTATATTTAATGATTATATATGCAATTATAAAGAATATATGTTAAAAAATATTCAAGATACAATTCAACCTATTTGTTTACCAAAATTACATCCCATAAATCCACTTCAAGTATTTATTGGTCGTTGTAAACAATATGGATTTTTACACACGAATACAAATACTTGTATTGTTTCAAAAGAACTTTCATTTGATGAACTTATTAAACATTGTAATGTAATTCCTAGACCGCATGTAAAACACCCTTATTTATATATTCATAATCGCGAAACATTTTACTTTTTTATTCGTTGTGTTCATAAAGTAGACATTACACATTATAATAATGAATATAAAACGCCATTGTTTTTGGCATGTAATCATAATATATCCGGTATTGAAAATAAAAAATTTTACCAAAATATTCCTAATTCAGAATTATTTCAACAAAAAAGCGTTATTGACTGCTGGTGTGAAGATTTATTTGCCTGGTAAAAAAACAAGAATTATATTTGATAATTGACTTATATCATATTTATTATCAGGATTAATCCGCGGAAGACCTTTTTGTAATACAATATGATACTTTTGTTTCATAATCGAAGAATTCATTGTAAACTCACATGTGCACTTTGATGAAATTGGAATTTTTATTTTTTCATTCATTTTATAATCACTTGTTTTTGTATTTAAATATACAATTAGATCATTATTTTCCAATCGTTTTATATTGGAAGGCATATCAGATACCAAAATATAAAATATTTGTTTCTGATTTTCATTTATATATTCCATATAAGAATGCCATAATGGAACATAATGATTTTCATGTACATAAATTTCTTTACTTATTACTTGTTCCCAATATACATGAAGTTGAATAATATGATTTTTATGATATGTATTTAACCATTGAATAATTTTTTCTAAATTATCAACGTGAAAAAAAGACAAAAAATAATCATACAATGAAATTTCATAAGTTGTTTCCGGTATTTGTTCGTCTATATGTTTTGAAAGTATTTCATAACATTGTTGTATTTTCAAAAAAGTATCGTAACTTTCACTGGATGGATTTTTATCAGGATGATATTTAAGGCATAATTTATGATATTGTTTCTTTAACTCACTCCGTGTAATTGTATCTGTTGTCCTAAATCCAAATAATAAATAACATTCCGAAAGATTATACATATATATAGCTTATTTCAAGTTTTTAAATTTATTAAATACATTATAAAATGTTCCAAATGATAAATGCTACGATAATTATTATTATATTTATGTATGTTTTTATTGTATGTTTTTAATACATTGTCTATTTCATCACTTTGAATATATTCATCTTGTATTAACTTACCAATCAAATAAGAAAAACAATCATGTATATTATCATTCATAATCAATAATTCGTATAACTTTTCCCTCCATTGTAAAATCGTAAGCGAGTTTTTGTTTTGTATAAAATCGCATATTATATCTATTCTAGATTCATACGTTTTATTATAATTAGATAATTGTACTCCTTTGTGCTTTTGAATTTTCATATGTTTTAATAAATTACTGGGCATAAAAGATATTTTATTTGATAAAATAATCATACGAATACGTGAATTATTCATAAATGTAAAAAATACATGTAACAATTCATTATGAACATCATTAAAATGTAAACAAACAATATAAAAAACTGTTTTATTAAATAATAAATTATTTTGTACATGTTTATATAAATCAAAAAAAACAGAATATTGATTCACTCCTAATAATTCAAAATCCACTTCAATGTGTATGTCACTTGTGATGAAATTATACTCATTATCATGATTTGTTATATTTGTTTTTCGTATATATTTTAATTGGCTTGGGCTTTTCATTTTTAATTGTTCTAATACAAAAAGATAATTCTTATTATGATGATTATGATAAAAAATGTAATGTGAATTGTAATCTATCAATACATTTGATTGATTTATCATTAGTTTATATCTATAAGTCATAACTATTTAAATATGAATAAATAATACATGTAAATGGAATATATTATAAAAATAAGTGATGTCCAACATCATCAAATTATATTTAAAATGCCTATTAAAAATCAAAATGAACAATATTTAAACTATTATAAATTATTATATAGCGACAAAAATGTACATTTGAAATATTTATTATTTGAATTACAGTTTAGCAACATGTATGAAAATAAACAAAATAATTTATTTCAAGACATCTATAATTTAGAACACATGATTTTATCATGTTTAAATCAACATATAGGGAAATCATTAAAAATATCTCTATATGATGAAATTACACAAAAAGAGTTACATCATTCAAATCATCGTTTATTATTAAAAATTTCAGGTGTTTGGGAAGATAATACACATATTGGTCTAGTATATAAATTATATTATACAATGTCTACTGTGAAATTTTCTAATATGATTTGTTGAATTAAAATTAAGATAAAGTTTAAAAATATTAATAAATAATTGATGAATGAAACACGAGATCTTAAATCCGAAACACCACGTGTTAATGAAAATTCTCTATCATTTGTCATAATAAAATTTGCCATATAAATAAGTAATTGAAATCCAATTACACCGTGTGTTAAGTTAGAATATAGAAAAAATCCAGGAGGGACCTTTTTCAAATTGATATTATTATAATATTTCATGTTGATTGATATTAACCATAAAAAATATATGACGACGATAACCAAATCCACCGAAATGGTATTTGACATTTGAAGATCGCCTTCTTTTTTATATAATTGTGTAATCGTGTTTAAAAATACAAGCGATATTAACGAAATCATAATCACGAAATAACTCATAATATTAATTGTAGCTGGACCATTTGAACCATCGTTCAAATTTATGTGAGAAAAAAATAGTTTCGCAAAAATAGATATAAAAATAAAGCAAAATAAAACACGTGATGTTAGGGTTGATTCTGAAATAAATTTAGTTTTATGAATTTGTGAGAAAAGTTGTTGTAATGTATTTATTGAATTTTTTTTTTGAGAACTCATCTTATACTATATATTTATGTTATATTTTTTCATTATATAAGTAGCAATTTTATTTTTATCTTGGGTTTCAATCCAGCTCATTCGTTCTTCATTTTTCCCATCTTTCTCATCATTAAACTTTAAAAAGGTTGGTTTTTTCATATCCTTTTTTTTGTAAAATATATAGTATCCATATTTTGATTTGCGTATGGAACATGTATTTGATAATTCAACTATAATGGATTCATTACGAATGTTATTTCGATTATTTATATATGTATGTAACATGACTATTTCTTCTTCTTGTAAATCTTCTTGCGCATCAATCTTTTTTGAAATACAAAATCCATTAAACTCATTTAAACTGATTTTATCTTTTTTTCCAATACATAAATAATAACCAAATTTTCCATTTTTAATATACAAAGGTTGATTCTTATATTTACCACAATGTAAAGATTGGTCTTTGACTTTGTTTACTTCGGTTGGATTTTCTTTATAATAGTCTTTTGTTTTATGTATCCAAGTATCCAATACTTGGATATATTCCTTTAATACTATATGTTGTTCTATATATCCCCATTCTATTTTATCCAATTTGGATTCCATATCATTTGTAAAATCATATTGAAATACTTTATCAAAGTGTTTATAACAAAATTCACACACTTGTATTCCTAATGGAGTAATGATCAATTTGTTTTTTTCAACATGAAGTACTTTATTTTCTATATTTTTCTTCAATGGGTTTGGTTTTTGAAAGACAAATTGTGTCACGTTCATATGTTTGCCTTCTACATTTCCACGAATAACATATTTTTTATCTAAAAGGTTTTGTAATATGCTTGCATACGTAGAAGGGCGACCAATATTCAATGCTTCTAATTTTTGAATCAAGGATGCCTCATGGTAATGCGATTTTGTTTGAACAAATGTTTCATTTGCTTCGGCGTATTGTAACAAACATGGTGTCTTTGAATCATACAAATGAGTTAAATAAGGAACATAGGATACTTGTTCTTTGTCTTTGTTTAACAATGTCCATCCTTTGAAAATACAACACTTATCACGATGAATAAAATCACCATAGTCTTCAAAAGACGACGTAAATTTAGTTTCTTTGAATAATGCAATACTCATAGCACATTGAATTGTATGTTTGTAAATAAAATCATATAGTGTATTTGCTCCTTTGGTTTTCAAATTACTTTTTTCTTTTTTCAAATCACATACGCGTATTCCTTCATGTGCTTCTTGGGCTTTACCTTTATTCGTATTTACATGAAGCATTTGGATATTTTCATGAACATACGATTCTCCATATTCTTTTATAATATGTGTTTTTACTTTATCAATGAATTCAAGACTATAACAAGCACTATCTGTTCTCATGTATGTAATATATCCATTTTCATATAATTCTTGGGCATATTTCATGGTCATCTTAGGACTATATTTTAATAGACTATGTGCTTTTTGTTGTAAACTACTTGTAATGAAAATACGCGGCGGTTTTTCTTGGATTTGTCTTTCTTTTTTCGTTTCTATGTACCATTTTTCTTGATGTTGAATCATTTCCATGAAATTTTCAATGTTTTCCTTTTCAACATGTTTTTCAAATTGAAAAGAAATACGCTTAGAGGTCAATAGCGCTTTTATCGTAAAATGAGTTGTATCATTCATGGATTCGCATTCTTTTTGATTCTCATATACCAACCTCAAAGCCGGAGTTTGACAACGACCAGCAGATAACGTATGTTGAACATATTTCCACAATAATGGGCTAATATTATATCCTAAATAAATATCTAGAATTTGACGGGCTTGTTGGCTTTTGACACGATCCATGTTTACGATTCCAATATTTTCCAATGCTCTTGTAAGGGCAGGTTTCGTGATTTCTTGAAATACGATTTTTTTTGTTTTTTTTAAATCTAATTTACAAAATGTACACAAGGACCACGCAATTGCTTCCCCTTCACGATCATCATCGGTTGCCAAAATAACCTCTTTACATTTTTTTATTTCTTCTTTAATTGTTTTTAATACTTTTCCTTTGTCTACTTTGTATGTAATTTGAAAAGTATCAAAATGTATTTGGTCCAATGAATCTAATTTTGTAAAATGGCCATAAGAAGCAATTACCTTATAATCTGTACCTAAATACGATTCTATTTTTTTACATTTTGAAGGCGATTCTACGATGACCAATGTTTTTGGTGTATTCATCTATTATAAAGAAACATCAATTGTCTTTAATCAATTTTTCACAATTGGTTAGTGTTTTTTTATATTCTTCATAACTCATAGATGAAACCATTTTTTTGGTTTTTTTAGGACGTTCTTTGGTTTCTTTATCCATATCAATTCGTTTATCTACATACATTTCTTTCAATAATAATCCAATTCTATATGACGCCTCATGTTGATTTTGTTTACCTTTTTCGATGCTTTCTAGTTCATCTAAAAAACGATATAAGATTTTAATTTGAATTTCACCTTTTAATAATTTGTTGTATATATTTGGATAATGTTTAAACAAAAATCCACATTTTTGTGCTTGTGCTTCTTTGTCTAATGCTGCGAAATTATTTGTTTTCATATTTCGTTTTATATTTTGAATTTTGGATACATCTTTTCGTATACGATCACTATGTTTCATTTCTTGTATTAATGATGTATTGTCCTTTGTATCATTTTTATCAATCATTTCATTTAATACTTCTTTTTGTTCTGTATTCATCTATATATAATTCATATTGTTTAAAAATTGTCTTTAAACGTAATAAAATGAGTTTATATATACATTTCAAAACAAATTCAACTATTTTGATTTTGTTTGTCATCACGTATATATACATATGAATTAACGATTATCATCATCTAATTGGCGTCAGCTTCCGCCTTTTTTCTTGCGAGTCATACGACGTTTTTTTAGTAAAGTATTTTTTCTCATTTTCCTTTTTTTGTATGAAGATTTATTTCTTCGGGTTGTTCGGTTTCTTCGTTTGGTCATTATAGATTATGTGTATATTTTTATTACAATTTAATTTTTCCATAAATTTAATTCGTTCATTACAATCCTTAGAATTAGAATATTGACATAATAATAACTGCTTTTGTAAAAATTCACAATATGAATAAGAATGATTCATTAATATATATACATATTTCATAAATGTAATTAAACACTTTATACATAAATAATATATATGTTTAAGACCATTCTGTTAATTGGTGTATTGATACAAAATACACATGGATTTTTAACAAATAATAATGGATTTCGACAAATATTTTTTAATCCTAAAAAAGAACCTTGTAGTGATGATAAAAAATTAAGATATATTATAGATATTGATGGAACAATTTGTACTAAAACAAAAAGCGATTATTTAAAAACAAAACCAATATACAAAAACATTAATTTATTTAACGATTTATATTACCAAGGACATGAAATTCATTATTGGACCGCTCGTGGAGCTTTGTCGGGCAAAGTATGGGACTGGGTAACCATATGCCAATTACGAGCGTGGAATGTAAAATATGATTCTTTGAATATGGGTAAACCTCATTATGACGTATGGATCGACGATAAAGCTATCAATGCTTATGATTTTGTGAAAGAAAATGAAAATAATGATCCTATTTTTAAATCATAATTTATTCTTGTGTAATATATATAATGAATAATTCTATTTTAACAGGAAATAATGTGATGCCCATGAAAGGAAGAATATCTGAAAATGGTGGACTCTTTTCTCTTATGCGAAATGTATATAAAAGTTCTCCAAAAACACATCCGGAAAATAATACTGATAAACGAGGTAAAAATAGTCTTTATCAAGATAATTCCCTTTACTTAATAAATAAAAAAAACAAAGAAATTGGAAAAGAAACGTATAAATCACCGTTAAGTTTTAATTCAAATCCTACAAATGATGTGAAAAATGCGAAAAAACGTATGCGTTCTTCCGGAGCAATACCTCCAAAATATAAAGCATAAGAGTTATTTCATTGTTTCTATTTTGTGTTTTAATTTGCCAATTGCTTGTCCAGGATTAAGACCCTTTGGACATGTATTTGAACAATTCATGATTGTTTTACAACGATATAGTTTCATCGCATCATTTACAAAATCAAGTCTTTCTTGAGTATTTTCATCACGGGAATCTTCAATCCATCTATATGCTTGCATCAAAACCGCAGGGCCTAAATATTGGTCCGAATTCCACCAATAACTTGGACAAGATGTACTACAACATGCGCATAATATACATTCATACATTCCATCCAACTTCCGTCTTTCTTCTATGGTTTGAATATGTTCAATTTCATTATTTGATTTACTCGTATGTAACCAAGGTTTAATTTCTGCATATTGTTTATAAAATTGTTTCATATCACAAACTAAATCTTTAATTACAGGCATGTGTGGCAATGGATATATAGAAATATTTTTAGTCATAGGTGTTAAACAAGCTAATGTATTTTTTCCATTAATATTCATAGCACAAGATCCACAAATTCCTTCACGACATGAACGTCGAAATGCAATCGTTTTGTCTAATTCATTTTTAATATGAATTAGACCATCTAATACCATAGGTCCGCATTGTGAATGTTCAATTGAAAATGTATCTAATTTTGCTTTTTGACCATTATTTCTATATATTTTAAAAATGCTTTTTGATATATTCATAATAATATATAGTTATATTTCTTTATTTTGTTGATAAATATAATACAAAAATCCATATGTTGCAATAAAATGTGTTTTAAAATTTAAAACACGGGCAGTTTGATTTAATTTAACTGGTTTAATATAATCAGAAATAATAGCACTTGTTGAAAAATAACTATGATAACCCGAAACAAGTGTAGAACCTGAATATAGTATAGGTGATATAATATGTAATGATGTATTGTATTTATAATTTAAAAAACTCATAAAATATAACGGTAATATTGTTTTGTTTGTATTATGATATATTTTTAAAAATGTATTATTCATATCTATTTTTAGCATGATTATCATTTAAATATAATTTATGTTTAAATCATAATTATGAAAAAAAACATTTCTCCTCATGTACAAATATATTCATTTCCAATTACAGCAATTAGTTCAATAACTACAAGAATCACAGGTCTAGCATTAACAGGAATGTATACTAGTATGGGAATAAGTTTACTATGTAATATTTCACTATATGATTATTATAAAAAACTAGATCATTATACTAAAAAAGTAATACATTACACTACTATATTTCCATGTGTTTATCATAGTTATGGAGGAATACGACACTTTATTTGGGATGGACAACCCAAGTATCTGACAAATAAGAATGTAGCACGTTCTTCTTATTTTTTATTTGGAAGTTCAATTCTTACAACTATTTTGTTAGAAAAACAACTTTAAAAAAAAGATATATATAATATAATTTATGTTTAGAACTCTTTTGAAAAAAAAGATACACGAACATTCCTATGATGTATTAATTGTTGGAGCAGGAGGGGCGGGTTTAAGAGCAACATCTGGTTTGTTAGAACAAGGATATAGTGTAGCATGTATTTCAAAATTATTTCCAACTCGTTCTCATACGGTGGCAGCACAAGGAGGAATTAATGCCGCATTAGGTAATATAACAGAAGATAATTGGAGATGGCATTTTTATGATACCGTGAAAGGGAGCGATTGGTTAGGAGATCAAGATGCGATTCAGTATATGTGTCGTGAAGCACCCAAAGTTGTTCTTGAATTAGAAAAATACGGACTTCCATTTTCAAGAACAAATGATGGAAAAATTTATCAAAGAGCATTTGGTGGACAAAGTTTAGATTATGGTAAAGGAGGGCAAGCATATAGAACAGCTTGTGCAGCAGATCGAACTGGTCATGCAATGTTACATACATTATATGGTAATACACTTAAATATGATCCTACTTATTTTATTGAATATTTTGCCTTAGATTTACTAATGAATAAAGATAATAATAAGTGTGTTGGCGCTTTAGCCTATAATATGGAAGATGGTTCATATCATAAGATAAATGCAAATAATACAATTATTGCAACGGGTGGGTATGGTCGTTGTTATTTTTCGGCAACAAGTGCACATACATGTACCGGTGATGGAAATGCAATGTGTTTACGTAAAGGTATCCCAATTCAAGATCCGGAATTTGTACAATTTCATCCTACTGGAGTTTATGGTGCCGGGGTATTATTAACGGAAGGATGTAGAGGCGAAGGTGGATATTTATTAAATAGTGAAGGAGAACGTTTTATGGAACGGTACGCTCCCAGTGCAAAAGATTTAGCAAGTAGAGATGTTGTATCACGTTCAATGATGATGGAAATTAACGAAGGAAGGGGAGTTGGAGAAGAAAAAGATCATATATTATTAAATTTATCTCATTTACCCGATGATTTATTACAAGAACGACTGCCTGGAATTTCAGAAACAGCACAAATTTTCGCTGGTGTAGATATTACAAAAGAACCCGTTCCCGTTATTCCAACTGTACATTATAATATGGGAGGCATTCCAACAAATTGGAAAGGACAAGTTTTGAATCCATTAAATAATGAAGATATTATTGTAAAAGGGTTATGGGCAGCAGGAGAAGCAGCCAGTTCTTCTGTACATGGAGCAAATCGTTTAGGAGCAAATTCATTATTAGATATTGTTGTTTTTGGAAAAGCATGTGCCGAAAATATAGCAGAAATTTGTAAACCGGGTGAAAAAATAGAAAAAGAAAATGAACAAATGATGAAAAATGATATTGATAAATATGAATATGAATTATATAAAAATGGAAAATTATCAGTATCTGAAGTAAGATTAGAAATGCAAAAAATTATGCAAAATTATGCTGGTGTATTTCGAAAAGATTCATTATTGAAAAAAGGAGTTGAAGAATTAAATCATTTATATGAACAACTAAATGATGTATATATAGATGATAAATCCAGAGTTTTTAATACCGAATATATAGAGTTATTGGAATTAAAAAATTTAATGGATAATGCATTAGTTACAATAGAAGCTGCTAATTTTCGAAAAGAAAGTAGAGGAGCACATGCCCATGAAGACTACCCAGAAAGAGATGATATAAATTGGCTAAAACATACATTAGTAAGAATTAAAGATAATAAAGCAATAATCAGTACGAGAGATACAATACAAAATGTATTAGACGATGAAGTAGAAAGTGTTCCATTGGCAAAAAGAGTTTATTAATAAATTATAATTTAAATATCATTTATAAGAATATATAATGAAAACATATTCTTATATCGAAAATGGAAATATAAACATAATAAAGTACTTTGTTGAAGATAATAAAATATCATATACTAAATATATAGAAACAAAACATGAAATTACATTAAAAAAATATAATGAATTAAATGGAATCGGCACATTGACAATATACACTGAAAATAAACATACTAATTCCACCAAGGTTCTTCGCCATCCCTAAAATCTGTTTCTTTCCATGGTGTTAAAATTACTTTACCATCGTTTTTTTCAACATGAGCCAACGCAAGAGAACGAGGAGCAGGACCTCTAACAACCTTTCCTTGTTCATTATATTGAGAACCATGACATGGACACATAAACTTATTTTCACTAGGATTCCACGGAACAACACAACCTAAATGTGTACACACAGCATTGAGAGCAAATGTTTCTAATTGATTGTCTTTTGTTGTTATTAAATAATGAGCATCTCCTTTTAAACCAAGAACTAAATTTCTTATGGGATATGGATGTTCCTTTATCCATGTATTTTCATAAACATCATTACCAATACTATCTTTTGCAATAATTCCATTTGTATTTGAATTACTTATAGGTGGAGAAAATACATTTAAAAATCCAAATAATAATGGTCCACATGAAGTTCCTATACTAGATAATAAAATTTTATTCATTAAATCTCTTTTATAAATATCCGGTATTTTAGATGGAATTTCTACTTTTTTTGAAGTCATTAATCCTTGAACAAATGGAAGAAATAAACACAATAAAAAATGAATTTTCATTATAATATGTTATATTTTTTTTTTAGATTATTTTGTTTCATTATAAAAATAAAGTTAAAGATAATTTGTGTATAATGTTAATATACAAATTATGTTTAATAGAATCATATTATATAGCTCTCTTTTATCTATGTGTTTGGGGTTTGTACCTCAATATAAATTGAAATCATCATTTTCGTCGTATAGAAAAACGCCTATTATAGTTCGTTCTCTTGAAATTGATAACGATAACCCGTCATTTATAGCAAAATCGTTATACCAAGAATTTCATAAATTTGGATTAAGTCAACCTTATGATGGATTTGTGGAACAACTTAAAAATAAACAAATTGAATCAGTTAGTTTAATTACCCAAAATAATGAAATCAATGGATTGATTAGTATTGATACACTACACAAACCACATGAATATGATATGATTAATTCCCATGTAATTCAAATTGTTCCATCTATGACTCAATCTTTGTTGAGTAAATTGGATACCATGGGTATCAAATATGATTTATTGGTTTTGCCTGAAAATCAACAAAATCCTATTGTAGGATTGATAACTACTGCACTTCAATTTACATTTATTTATGTAGTAGCTGGATTTATCATAAGCAACTTAATCAGTCGTTTTCAAGGAGGAAATGGACCAGGACAAGGAGGTGGTTTTGGAAATCCCATGCGATTTTTACAATCAAATACATTTGATGAAATCACACCAGACGATGTTGACGTCACATTTCGTGATGTGGCTGGTTGCGACGAAGCGAAATTTGAACTCACGGAAGTAGTTGATTTTTTGAAAGATCCGCAAAAATATACAAATGCCGGTGCTAAAATTCCAAAAGGAGTATTGTTAGAAGGTCCACCCGGAACAGGAAAAACCCTTTTGGCCCAAGCAGTCGCAGGAGAAGCAGGTGTCGATTATTTGTACGCATCAGGGTCGCAGTTTATTGAAATGTTTGTTGGTGTTGGCGCATCTCGTGTTCGCGAATTGTTTAAACGAGCAAAAGAGCTATCACCTTGTGTTATTTTTTTAGATGAAATTGACGCAGTAGGTCGTCAACGAGGAGCTGGACTTGCCGGAGGAAATGATGAACGAGAACAAACACTTAATGAAATCCTTACAAATATGGATGGATTTGTCAAAAATGAAGGAATTATTGTGATTGCCGCAACAAATCGCGCCGATATTTTGGATAGTGCTCTTACTCGTCCTGGTAGATTTGATCGTAAAATTATGGTTGGATTACCAGATGTAGATGGTCGACGAGAAATCATAGATATTCATTTTAATAATAAACAAGTACAAAATATTACTTATTTGGATGATTTGGCCAAATTGACAAGTGGATTTTCGGGGGCAGATATTGCGAATTTAGCAAATGAAGCGGCCATTTTGAGTGTTCGTTATAATGATACATCCATCACACCCGAATTGATGTATAAGGCTTTTGAAAAAATGACAATTGGACTACCCTCAAATAAAGACACTCGTTCGGAAAAAATAATCAAGTTGGTTTCTGCACATGAAATTGGTCATGCGCTTATTACCTATTTATTTGATGATATGTTTGATCTTCAACGAGTTACAATAAACGCAAACAAAAACGGCGCAGGAGGGTATACATTATTTACTCCAAATGAGGAATACGATAATTTTCAAACAAAAAAGTTTATGTTGGCCAACTTATTGATTGCTATGGGGGGTCGTGCCGCAGAACAAATATTATTTGAAACATTTATTACTTTTTCAGATAAATACAATAATGAAGTAATGTTTACAAACACGCCTCATTTGGATATTACAACCGGAGCATCAAACGATTTAAAACAAGCAAATTCAATTGCGCGGAAATATGTATCATTATTTGGAATGGGTAAAAACATTGCTCTGTATGATTCAACGAGTAATTCACAGCCATTTTTAGGGCGTAATTTAGCGACAAATAGCGATAAATTAAGCGAATATTCAAAAGAAGAAATTGATAGAGAAATTAAAGATTTAGTACAATGGGCATACCAACGTGCTGTTGAAATATTAAAAGCGAATCAAGAAGATTTTTTCTTTTTGACATCCCAATTACAAGAAAAAAGAGATTTATATGTGAGTGACTTTGCTGAACTTGATATTTCATTTTAAATCACATTATTTGGTTGATTCTCTTCTCCGTTTTCTTGTTCTTTCATTGCATTGGTCAATGCATATAAACATGACAATGCGGGAGTTATCATCAAAGAAAATATGGCCCAATTTTCAGTAGTTATATTTGAATCAACTAAAAATAAACCAAGAAACCAAGATGCCAATAATATAATACAACAAATTAGTATGGGTACTAAAAATACTGGTGTCCAATTGATATATTTTTTTTTTAATAAAATATAATGTAATACATAAATAAATCCAAATATTCCAGCAAAGGTTCCGGATACATTTTCAGAAGAAGATAATATTGTATTTTGTTTAAACGTAGTATCTTGGGCAATAAATAAGGAAGCAAATATTACATTTACAATTGCCATTAGTATAAAAATAATATATCCATTGTTACCAATAAGACCTAATAATCCACCATTATTTCTTGCTTTTGTACGTATCATTTCTCCTTGCTCTGCCATATATTCTTTTCCATTTTCACTAGTTATATCTTTCGTAAATTTAGCCATTGCATTTACCATACCAATTAAACGTCCTGTTGACTTATAAGCAATACCACATATAACAATCGAGAGAAATACGATTAAAAATAATGTGCTGTTACTTCCTAATGAATCAGGATTTACTAACGGTCGTATTGCAAAGACATTACGAGGTTTTATAATTTGCGTATTTGTATCTCCTTCTGGGGAACAATCAATGTAAATATCATCCATAAAAGTTGATGATTTTTGAAAATTGTGAAGTGTACCGTTCGATTGATATATATATATAGGACTTGCTGTAAATGTTTCTACATTAGGCATAAAATTCCCAGCATCTATTATACCATCTAAATATACTCTAATTTCAGTATATAGGAATACAATAAATAAATCATTATTCATATAATAGTAATAATAAGGATTCCCGCTTGTCATAGAAGAGATTAAAGTATTTAAATTCAAATCAATATCTGTTAGTTCTACTGTATTTGACATGGTAAGATTTCCATCCTCAATTTCATCCGCTATACTTGTCGTTAGTAATTGTAAGTTAGGTTGATTTGATTGTGTGGCATCTTCGACTGCTATAATAGGCAATACAATATATAAATTTGTTGTAGTATTTATAGGTTCGTGAGCAATAACAAATGAATATTCTGGTTGCGCTCCTCGGCCTTTTATAAATTGGTCCATTCCAACACTTAATATCATTCTACTTGGATAATAAGTATTACTGTTTACAGTAACCGCTACATTTTGATTTTTGTCTTTATGAATATTCTTTAATTGAATTTCCAATCCTGCTGTTCCAATTGTATTCGCTTCATCTTTATATTGTATATTAAATGTACGTTTAGAATAAACCGGATATGTATAATTGAATGAAAGATCAATATTATTTTCTGTTGGTATAGCTAATATCCCTCCGTCATCAATAATATTTATGGGTCTTTGTGTAATCGACATATTATATATAAATAATATTTATTTCTATACAATATACCTTTTTGTTATTTATTTTAATCAGTATCATCGTCTTGGTCATCCAATAAAGCTTGACATGGAACATTAAAACCATAATCCGTATCTCCCTTCTCTATAATTTCTTTACATGGTACTAATAACTGATCAATTTTCAATCGTTCTAGTCTCTTTATATCAATAAAATCATTAATTAAATCAGAATATTTAACAGTAACAGGAGTCGGAACTGTTGTGGTTGTACTGAAAGTTACATTCCAATTATTTCCTTTTGCTTTACTAGAATCATATATTTTATTATAAATATAGTCTCCGTGATTTACACTTAAATCACCATCTATAAATCGATTATATTCGTTATCTGAAATTTCGAATCCTTCATCATATAAATGACTAATTAAATAATCGGTAAATTCAGAATCACTAAATGTACTATCATGATTAAATGCCATCATACAATCACTAACATCTTTTTGTGCTTTTCCACCTAAAAATGTAGATTCACATATATACTTTAATTGATCTGGATTCGTTGGACCTTTCGTTAAATCACTAAACCCTTCATAACGAAATGCTTTTTTTAATACCATCAATATATTGACAATCACAAGCGGACATCCCAGTACAAAAATCAGATTTTTATTTTGACTATATGTAATGAGAGCAATAAAAATGAATAAAAATAAGGATTCATTTTCTTGATTATTCCATAATATAAAAACATTAATCAAAGCAGCAAATATAAGTAATACAAGTAATAACATTGAATTTGTAATCGTATTTAAATAATACATAGCGTCCTTTACTTGTTTTTTATTTTTAGACCTCTTTTTTTTAGATGATTTATTTTGCTTCATTATACTATATATACATAATTATATTGATTAAAATCATACTATACATAAACCATACTCAAATCATCGCCAAGACAACATTCTAATGACAATTGGTCGACTTTCATGACAAAAGGAACATGTTCATTGACATATTTTGCGAATTCTCTTTCTGAACTATCTTTATCATCATAGTTAAAATGATTCAAATACTTACATGTTATAGCAAATAATCCTAAAACACAATCATTGTCTTTATAACTCTTAGAGTATACATCATAAAATTTTATAAAGGCGTTTACATTTGGATTAGACTCAATCATACGTATAAAAGACAAATCAAGAAGTTTATATCGTCCTGTTAACTTTATAATCATATCATGTTCTTGTATATTATAATGTGAAATCACTTCTTTTATATCATTTAATTCATTTACTCCTTTGTGCTTATATATAGATTCATTATGATTTGTATATAATATATCACAATCGAATGTATCTAAATACGTTTTCCTTAATCCATTGTTTTCTACAATAATTGGTATAATAGAAGAGTTATGGTTTTTTAACAATGTTAACGTTTGATTTATACAATCCAAATAACGCTGTTTGCGAAAATCATCATTTATTACTCCATGTTTATTTTCTATACAAGTTGTAATAATTAAATAAATCATATTATTTAATTATATAGAATTTAACTTTAAATGTTAATTACGAAGATCCGACAGTTAAATATTGTTTTATCAATTCTACATAATTGTGTGTTGTAGCAGTATCGGTATCGGTATCGGTATCATCAGATTTCATTTCATATCTCTTATCAGCATTAGCAGCACTATCACCAACCTTAGCATCACTACTATTATTAAGAATATAATTACCTGGGGTTCTAGTTCCGGAACTTTCTGAAATATTAGTTTGTAACTTTTCATACGCATCCACTGTTAGTTTATCTTGTAAATAATTGTTAATTTGGCTGTCCTTAAAACTATTTTTACCGCTACTACCAGCTGTGAAAAATGTAGTGTTGCAACCTGATAAGTTGGCACCACTTAAATCTAAATGATCTTTACATACTGTATTAACCTCCGCTCCGGTTAAATCACTAAACCCTTCATGTTGAAATGATTTCCTTAATATCATAAGTATATTCACCACAAGCAGTGGACAACCCAACACATATATCATATTCTTATTTTGACTATATGTAATGAATGCGATTAATATAAATAAAAACAAAGATTCATTGTCTTGTTTGTTCCATAAAATAATTACATTTATCAATGCCGCAAATACAAACAAAAACAAAAGTAGACTTGAATTTGTTAATGCGGTTAACAAAGATACAGTTGGTATTAACTTTTTATTTGTCTTCTTTGTTTTTTTTGTCTTTTTTTTGGAAGAATTATTTCCCCGGCGTTTCATTATATATTTAAATAATATTTTTTATTAAAAATATTATACTTGACCTTGTATAATTTTTGTATATGTGTCTTCAATATATCTACTAACAACATCTGAATATGGCTTGTTATTTGAAAAACTAACATCCCAATCTAGTGTTATTGGTTTCCCTAGTGTATAAAGTATTCTATTTTTTTCTTCATGTTCAGTTATATTTTTCGCAATATATCCGCCATATGATCCTAAATAGGAAACATCTTGATAAGAAACAATGTCATCTCCTGTTCCGCTTCCACCACTTCCTGTTCCGCTTCCAACAGATTCTTCAATTAACCAACTCTCAAAACTACTATCTGATGTACCCTTTAAAGTATCTTTACATATACGTATTTCGTCTGCTTCACTCATCATCAAATTATTATTAAAATGACTTCCACATATTATATTTAAACTGGCATCTGTTGTATCACTAAATGGTTCATTTAAAAATACACGACGCATGCTAATTAATAGTTGAACGATTATAATCGGCAATCCCAATATATAGACTACATGATTGGTTCGAGTATAAATGATAAATGAAAATACAATAAATAAAAATAACGAATCGTTTTCTTGTTTATGCCATAAATTTAACACATATACAAGAGCACAAAATACAATCAAAACCAATGTAAAAGATGAATGCATCATATGATTCAGCAAATTTAATTTTGATGATTTTGTCTTTTTTTTTGAACGTTTACCCATATTGGTATATATACTAGAAATACATTTTATAGTTTTAAAAGTTTTTGTAATTCAGCTATATTATTTTTTAACACTTCATCTGTTGGATTTTGTACCAACTTCGCTTTTAAATCCAATAAAATCTCCATGAGCTCTATTTCTTCATCATTTGAAACCTCTTTACTATCTTCAACGTTTGATTTATTTACATCATTCATAAGAATTATATAGAAAAAGTATTTAAATTTGTTTTAACTATATTTTTTAGTCATATAAAAAAATATTAAGGTATATTATTTAGAAGAAAATGTCCCGCACAATTATTGAACCACTCCTTACCGAAGATGATACAAGATATGTTATGTTTCCAATAAAAGATGAGAGTATTTGGAAAATGTATAAAAAACAAATGGATTGTTTTTGGCGCGCCGAAGAAATTGATTTATCAAAAGATTTGTCCCACTGGGAACAAATGACAAAAGATGAACAATTTTTCATTAAAATGATATTGGCTTTTTTTGCGGCATCCGATGGAATTGTCCTTGAAAATTTGGGATTACGTTTTATGGGAGACGTACAATTGGCAGAAGCACGTGCATTTTATGGATTTCAAATTGCGATGGAAAACATACATTCGGAAACCTATTCTCTTTTAATTGATACATACATCAAAGATAAAGAAGAAAAGATTAAACTGTTTCATGCGATGGAACATTTTGACTGTGTTCAAAAAAAAGCAAAATGGGCGCAAAAATGGATTAATGATAAACGGTCTACATTTGCGACTCGACTCATCGCATTTGCTTGCGTGGAAGGCATTTTTTTTAGTGGCAGTTTTTGTTCTATTTTTTGGTTGAAAAAAAGAGGAATCATGCCAGGATTAACGTTTAGTAATGAGTTAATCTCGCGAGATGAAGCCCTTCATACAGAATTTGCCATTTTATTGTATAACAAATTAGAAAAAAAATTAATCAAAAAAAAAATAATAGAAATTATTACGGAAGCTGTTGATATTGAAAAGGAATTTATTTGCGAATCATTGCCATGTAAATTAATTGGAATGAATGCTGAACTCATGTCTACTTATATTGAATATGTTGGCGATCGTCTTGCATTACAATTGGGTATAGAAAAAATTTACAACGCAACAAATCCATTTGATTTCATGGAAATGATTTCATTGGAAAGTAAAACCAACTTTTTTGAATCAAGAGTTAGCGATTATGCATTGGCAGATAAATCTTATAAAGAAGAAGCATTTGGTTCATCTAGTTTCGAATTTTAACTATATATACATAATAAGAAACAACAGATAAAATAGCATTTTGTAATTCAAATAAACTATTAATAATTGGTCTATCAATATAATGCGGATTTATCCCAAACAATAATGAAGACAATGCCAAACAAGCAAATACGATTTTCATTGTATTTTCTTCTCCAAATTGTACTGGAAATGTTTGTATTTCGTTCATTTTATCTTCATTTACGTCTTTTATATCTGCTAAATTGGTTGAAGCAAATAAAAGAAGCGCACAAGAAATATAATGATCTACATGATAAAGAACTTCATAATTTTGATCGTGTATGACACATGGTAAAATAATGGTTGTAAATGTCCACATCAAAGATACATAAAATGGTTTGTAGATAGCGTTGTATTGTTTCAACTCTTTATAATATTCTGTACTACATAACAAAAAAATAATAGGCAATGCGTTATATATGTCTATACTGGAAAATAAGAAAGCAAGAATTACATAAAATGTTGTATCAAACGAAACTTTATATGTATTTTTATTTTGTAATATAGAGTTATATAAATCTTGTTTATTTGTTTCAACTGGAAATTGTTCATATTCTAGGGCATCTTTATATCTATCTTTTCCATATGTATAATATCCAATCAAAAACTGCAAAATAAATACTTTAATGTTTGTAATATCATATCCATAATGATTATAAGTAAATACATCACTTATAATATTTAATGGTATACCGATGTCTAATCCATTTAATATAGGATTCGTATTCATGTATATGCGTTTTTTATTAAAAATAGGATTCTTTCGATGATTATATATAAATATTTTGGAGTGAGTCAAAAAAGCCATTATATAGAGTCTATATTATTTAATCATTGTAAAACTCAATTATTCTTGGAACTACTTTATCATAATACATATTTGTTTTTTCATTATCACGCTTCGAAATAGGAACAACTTTGTTTAATGCGTTTGCCCATGGACGGTCTAAAATATCAAAATGACTGAAGTCGTCTATTTCTTCTTCAATAATAGTAGTATTTTGTAAATGTTGTAAATCTTTTTTTAAAAACCGAATTGGAGGTATGACAGGAAACATGTTCCAATGATTGGATTCTTTATGTGTCAACACAAGGACAGTATCATTAAATGATTGTAATGAATCTTCATTCTTTTTCCATATAGTATCTTTAATTTTGTCCATTACATTTAACTCCATCATACTTTTCATTGATTTTTCCATTTCATCCAAATCAAATGTATAGGTTCTAGGTAATTGGGGATCTAGAACAAAAGGTACTTTTAAATCAAGTGGTTCTATCATAATTGCTTTTTTATGAATAGTAACCGGTATTTCATTATAAATATCAATCATATTGTTTACACCGGAAGAATGAGACAATAAAAGAATTTCATTGCTATATACTTTATTAAAATCAAATGGTTTTTCCTGAGGATTATAAATGGTAACATCATATTGCTTATTTAAATTATCTAAAAAGGTATGATATAATTCGGATGGAACATTTTGTTTGAAAGATGCAGGGAAAAAATATAAACTTCGTTTAGGAGCACTATATTGTGGAACCATTTTATATCCACTTGTAAAAGAAAGACCTGTAAAAAGCGATAAAATCTTGAAAAATTGCATTATATATTATGGATGGATATAATTTTATATTACATTTTTAAAAATATACAATAAATATATGTACGTTAAATTTTTTATTTTGTTATTAGGTACACATCTTTCCTATTTTATGTCAAATGCTATGATAATACCTAAGAATATGGAACATTCATTAACATTTTTCCCTTTTTCGGAACATACTAAACAAGAAATGGGCAAACATATCGTTTTAAAAATGTCTGAATTACTTCCCAAATTCGATACGGTGGGGCATGATATATTAAGTTCAAATCATGCGTTTATTCAAGATGTATTAGACAATGATTTATTAAGTCATGAAACAAAAAAATCCATTATTTTATTTTCCATAAAATTGGCTCAATATGGAGATGATATGGGTTCGCATATTTTACAACAATATTACAATATTGTAGAATCAAGTTTATAAGGATTATATTTAAACATTTCATTTCATGATATTATATTATTATGAAATTAAATCTATTGCGTTTCGTATATAACGGAATTCTTACAGGAATGCCCATTATGTCATATAATGCAATTACAAAAACAACCTTACATGTTCCATTTACAATACGACCCCAAAGTACGTATATTAATTATAAATTAACAAAACAAGAAACATGTGATTTAAATGAATATATTCACAACTATGATTCTACTATGGAAATTGTTCCAATTAAAATGCTTTCACAAGAAAAAGAAGCATCTCCATATTTGAGTATAAATGTATATAATTGTTCAAGTCCTATTTTTTTTAACAATAATCAAGACATTACCCGTCTTGAAGTAAATACTTATATTAAAAAATGGAACAAAATAACAGAAACGTATGATTATGGAACACTTATTTTAGATTATGTATCCAATGAATTATCCATGGATCCCATTCATATTTTTAAACAAAAAGAAGACGTGCGTTTTTCACAATCTTCCATTGATTGTATTAGTGTAAAAGATGAAATTGACTTACATCTTAAAACAATACCATGGCATCATCATGATGATAAACAAGTCAAATCGCACATTCATGATGATCTTATTTCATATAGCGATGCTATTTTTTACAAAAATGGTATATATGATAAATTGTATTATGATTCATCTTTGGTGAAAGCATCCATTGAAACACCGATTATAAGTGAATATTCTAATTTTTATTACCGAGGAATTGTCTTTTATAAACCAGAACACATTTTTTATTTTATTCATCCCATATGTTTTGTGGGAGGGATGTGGGACAATGTGTTTTCTCTTCCTCCATAAAATATAAAATCGTTTCACTAAGTTGTTCATGATATCCATATAATTGTGAATTCGTTCGATTTTTATTACCAACAGTAATACGTGTAAAATGCATAATATTGCTGAAAATAGGATTTAATATATCTGAATGACCGTAATTTGTTGCTGTGATTTCAATAATACGTGAAATATTTTGTCCATCTAATTGGTGTTTATTTATTTTTAAAAATGGTATAAAGGGCAATCCATATGGGTCATGATTTATTTTATATGATTTTGCCGCGTGAATAAAGAATAATGTTTTCACATATGGAATAGAAAAAGTTTCTTTTTTGAAAATATTCGTATTTACAGGATCCATGAGAACCACATCTTGTATATATTCCTGATTTTGTATTTGATTCAATAAGGTTGTACAACCGGATGAATGACCAATGGCAATAACTTTTTTATATTTATTATGTAAAATGCGAATCAAACAAGCAACATGTTTATACTGAAAACAAGGTATATATACAGCAATGTTTTTTTCATTACAACTTTTGAAAAAATCACTGTATATGGACGGGGATATTGCGTTACTACCTCCTGTAAAAAATAAAATACAATTTGTTTCTTTTGGACTAGAATGTTCGGGCTCAAATATTCTCAATTTACGATATTTTTGAGGGGGAAAAATAAATCCTTGTATTTGAAAAATGCCAAATACAAAAAAAAATAAAGAATGGATTTTCATAGATATATTACTAAATTATTTTTTTTCCATTATCCTGTATAATATCTTGAAATGATAAATTCATGTTTATAATCTTCATAAACAACATGAAACAGTATGTATAGTATAATCAATATATGAAAAATAGAATGAAGGATTGTTTTTAATCTTTTATTATGAATGAATCCCAATGGAATAGATATATAGAGAATAAAACAGCATAAATAATAAAGAAGAGAACCTAGTGTTTTTTCAAATATAAAAAAGATACATAATCCTAAAATATTTGCCAAACCTATATCAATATAACGAAATATATCATTATATTTGACAGGTGATTCATATGTTCTTAAATGGTTAAAACTTGAAATAGCTCCAATACATATTAATAATTTTCCAAATAATCTTGGAAGAATAGACACATCCTTTACTATAAATCCCAATGGAATAAATAATAAAGAAGAATAAAATGATAAATAAGTATAGTGTTTATTTATCTTTGGAAATATATAAAAATACATTATAATATGTATGGATTCTTATAGAGATATTCCAACGAATATAATCTATAATTCATCTATAATTTGTTTTACGGTTTCCAATGCTCCTTCAACCCATGCTTGTTTTTGAGAAAAAGCTTCACCAACAACGTATATGTTAGGCAATGGATTCTTTATATTTTCAGATAATTGTTTAGAATCACAACCTGGTTTCCAATGATGACATCCAATATCCCATATGTGACATTTAAAATAAGACGGTTTTGGAATACGTATATCTGGAAATAACACAGATAATTCATCTTCAATCATTTGTGAAATTTGTTCATTCGATTTCAATGTTTTTGTTTTTTTGTTTTCCCAAAAAGGATATATATCATGACCATCTGTATATGAAATCATAATTAATCCACTTTGAGGATCAATTGGTATCAATTGTCGTAATATAGAATTTGTTATTATTTTGGGCATAGAGTCAAACCATACCTTTCCTTCTTTATTTTTTGGATATTTGGCATAAATGCGCAATAAAGGCGCACTATAAATAAAAGACAAATATGGATATATTGATTTCAACAATGGAAATGATTTTAATTGAAGGGCTTTCAATGCAAATATAACTTTTTTACTATGAAATGTTCTAGATGTATTTGTGGTAACTTCATAATAAGAATCTTTTTTCTCAACATGAGTCACACGAGTTTTGTTTAAAAAAGACAAATGGGGTTTGTCTTTATGTTTTAAATAGATTCTATTACATAATTCGCTAAACCCTTCTTTTACAACATAAAATTGGGTAGATATAAAATCATTTTGAAATGATCGTAGTGCATCATAGGCATTCATTTCATTTATTTCAGAGTCATATCCAAAAATATCTTTTATTTTTTTACTGAGCTCTTTATCTTTGGATAAATAATGAATCCATTCAGCTAATGTATAATTTTGAATTTTATTTTTAGAATAACTTTTTGATTTTTTTACAATATTTGATAAAATATCATTTAATGTATCATTTACATTATGAAAAGGAGTAATTACATTATCTTTTGATTTATGTATAAATAGACTGTTAGTTGGAATCGGTACTTTCTTACAATGATATTGTTTTAATAAAGACAAAAGGTTTATGTGGTTATCGTTAAAACGAGCTCCACCTATTTCATAGTGAGGTCTTTTATGTGTGTGTAATCTTCCACCCCAATAAGAGCGGTCGTCTATGATTAAAATATTACTGCTTTTGTCTTTTTTATACAATTCTTGGACACAATATAATCCACTTATTCCTCCTCCAATAATAAGATAATCATTCATATATATTATTCTTTTTTTATTTTATACTATTTATTTATTTTCATTTAAAGAATGAAACCGATGATAACATAAATTAAACGCAATGAGTTCATTTGGGAAAGAAAATATTTTAATGATAAAAACTGTGCAAATTGCACCATTTCGCACACTTATGGTCGCTTTAAAAGATATTTTATTAGAAACAAATATATGCTTTCAAAAAGATGGAATACGTATTATTAATATGGATAAATCTCAAACCATTTTGGTAAATATGCATTTACATGCGGAAAATTTTGAGTATTATGAATGTAATAAAGAAAAAATTATTGTTGGCGTAAATATGTTACATTTTTTCAAATTGATTAATTCCATTGATAATGATGAAACGTTGAGTATTTATATTGAAAGTAAGGATTACAATCAAGGCATTGTGGAATATTTGAATTTGAAATTTGAAAATAAAAACATTAAACAATGTAAAATTCAAAAACTTAAATTGATTGAGCCAGACCAAGAAGAGCTTAGTGTTCCTGATGTTACGTTTTCATCTATTATTCATATGCCATCGAGTGATTTTCAAAAAATCATTCGTGATTTAAATAATATTTCAGATAAATTAGAAATTAAATCAGTTCAAAATCAACTAATTTTCAAATGTGATGGAACATTTGCAAACGCGGAAATTGTTCGCTCTGAAAGCGATGGTATGGGTTTTACCCAAAAAGACAATTCCGTAATCCAAGGAGAATTTTCATTGAAAAATTTAAATTATTTCATTAAATGTACAAACTTGTGTAATCATATAGAAATGTATTTAGCAAATGATCTTCCGCTTATTGTTAAATATAATGTTGCCTCATTAGGAACAATTAAATTAGGATTAGCCCCAATCCCAAGTGTTGAATCATAATAAAATTGAAACAAAGATTATATTATGATTCTTATAATAATATAAGATAACACATGTGTACACTGGAAAAATGCGCCGATGAAGAAATATTTAAAATCGATAAAAAACCTTATAATTCATGTGTTATTTGTATGGAACTTATAAAAGAAACCGACAAATGCATTTTAAGTTGTGGACACGAATATCATGCTTCTTGTTTATTGGAAAATGCGGTTCAGTCTAACAATACGTGTCCCCTTTGTCGCGTGGAAGTGTGTAAAAAAACGCCACAATTGCCTGATTTGAATCAAAGAATGATTCGCACATTTGTTGAAAATGGTGTGTATAAACAAAAAGAAGAAAATATAAAACCATGTATAAAAAGAATTATGAAATTATGCAACGCCAATTGGAAAACATATAATGATGATCAAAAAGGAGAAATCATTGGTGAATTTGTGGATTTGTTGATGAATTTTGGAAATGAAATGGGAACATCCATTTCTCAATGGATAAATGATAGCAACGAACAAATTGTTTTACCTGAACATGATGATGAAGAAGAAAACAGTGACGAAGAAAATGAATATAATAACATGGAAACATTTATTGAAACCTATAATTTACAAGAATACAAATCACGCATTATGAACAATGAATATTTAAGCAACTTTGACAATTTTATAAGTACCGATATTGAAACGTTGATGTGTCCTCCTGGTTACAGTTCTGACAGTCCTCCCTTATTTTCCAGAGATGAAGCAAACCATTTATTGGGAATAATTTTATTACACTTTACACAATTATTGACCGGAAATGATGATTAATATATAATAGTTTACCATATCATTTTTTTATTATGATAGGTATATATATATGTATGAATGGATTTTATTTTCTTTTATAGCAGCATTGGCAATATCGCTCAAAATCATTATAATACATTATGTTAATATAATTGGTGACAAAAAATATCTAGAATTTTACATATTTCTTTCATTTTTATGTATTAATATTTTATTGCTTATCTATTTATTATGTAAACCTCAAAAAATAAATCTGACAATGTTTAAAAAGAACCCTCTTTTATTGTGCGTATTATTTGCCGTAAGCATTTTGGCAATCATAACCGTTTATTTTTCATCTATGGCACATATGGTGGCTCCAAATCCCGCCTATTCCGCAACAATCGTTAATTTCAACGTTGTATTTGTACTATTATTAAGTATGTATTTTTTTAATTCACCAATTAATATGTATACCGGAATAGGAATTTTTCTTGTATTATGTGGGGTTATAATGATTTCTATATATTCAAATAAAAATAGCGTATAAATTATTCTTACATATATATAATGAATCGTAGTATAAAAAGAAGAAATAAATCTATAAATAAGAAACGTAAAAAACGAATCACTCGTAGAAAAAAGACATATTCGAAAACACAAAAGCGAGTTAAAGGCGGTGCTATTTATAATAAACCCAATAACTCGCTTTTTCGTAAAGCATACAGGCAACAAATAGCTAACGGATTGAACACACAAAATAAAATCAGTAAGGAATACCTAAGCATAGGAGAAAATTTAAAAAAAATATTACCCAAAGATATAGTATATAAATTAGAGGATTCAAACAAGTTGGACAAATTTTTGAATCAGGCTAACATAAATAATGATGGTATGCTCAGCGAAACAGAGTTTAAAAAATTTTATAATAAAGTTAATAAGTGGTATAAACGTTCCCTCATACCGATTCCTAATAATAAATATTTCAAGTTTTGGGAAAATTATAATTGGACAAAAGATAATAATTCCAATAAGATGAATCACATGATTCATAATGCAGTTAACACATTTCCAAAAAAATCAGATTTTGTTGAAAATGAAAATGAAAATGAAAATGAAAATGAAAATGAAAATGAAAATGAAAATGAAAATGAAAATGAAAATGAAAATGAAAATGAAAATGAAAAT